GTTTGTCACAGATGTGTTCAACAAATTAAGCATGGACAAAGGATGTTATTAAATTACTTATCTGAAGTTCAAGTAATAGAACAATTACCCAAAGTTGTAGAAGAAACTTTAATGGATGAGATAATCCCATTTACGGCAGAAGCTGATGTAGATGAGGTTGAAGCAGAAAAGGTTGGTTGCACTAAATGTAAATCTAAAAGAAAAACAAAAGCATGATTGATTTAAGATTAGGGGATTGTTTAGAAGTCCTAAAAACATTAGAAGACAATTCAGTAGATAGTATCGTAACTGACCCACCATATCACCTTACATCAATAGTAAAACGATTTGGTAAAGAAGGTTCAGCACCAGCCCAATATGGAACAGATGGAGCATTTGCAAGAGCATCAAAAGGATTTATGGGAAAAGAATGGGATGGAGGAGACATTGCATTTAGAACTGATGTATGGAAAGAATGTTATAGAGTATTAAAACCAGGTGGTCATCTATTATCATTTGGTGGTTCAAGGACATATCATAGAATGGCTGTGGCAATAGAAGATGCAGGGTTTGAGGTAAGAGACCAGATTATGTGGATATATGGTTCAGGCTTCCCCAAATCACATAACATCGGTAAGAAATTAGAAGATTGGGAAGGGTGGGGAAGCTCGCTCAAACCAGCACACGAACCAATCTGTATGGCAAGAAAACCTTTAAGTGAAAAATCAATTGCAGAGAATATATTGAAATGGGGAACAGGTGGAATAAATATAGATGATTGTAGAATTGGTAGTGAGGTTAGAACAACCCCAATCCATAGTGATGATGTTAAAGATGATACGACTATGTTTGGATTACATAAGACAATTCAACACGAAAGAGTTGAAACGACAGAAGGTAGATTTCCTGCAAACATAATGTTTGATGAAGAGGCTGGTAAGATATTGGACGAACAGAGTGGTGTAAGTAAATCATCAAAACATAAATGGAATGGAGACAATAATTCCCAAATATATGGTAAGTATGAAAAAGGAATTAGAGAGGCAACCTACGATGATAAAGGTGGAGCATCAAGGTTCTTTTATTGTCCCAAAGTATCCAAGAAGGAACGAAACGAAGGGTTAGATGATTTTGAGGAAAAAGAAAGTGTATTACCAGGTAGAAATACTTTTGATGAAAATGGAAATAGGTTAAGGGCTGATGGCTCAATTATTCCACCATTAGTAAGTAAGAACAATCACCCAACAGTTAAACCAATTAAACTAATGGAATATCTTATCACACTTGTAACACCAAAAGGTGGAGTTGTGTTAGAACCATTTATGGGTTCAGGATCTACAGGGATTGCAGCAAAGAACTTGGATATGTCTTTTATTGGAATTGAAAGAGAAGAAGAGTATTTTGAAATTGCTAAACAAAGAATAAATAAAAACTAATATGAACCTATCAGCAAAACATAAAGCGTTCTGTGATGAGTATTTGGCAAATGGTCTAAATCAAGTTCAAGCCTACAAATCTGTCTATAAGTGTAGTGATAAAGCAGCACAATCTAACGCTACAAGAGTGATGGAAAATGAGGGAGTTAGACAATACCTCCAAGAACAACAAGAAAAGACGGCAGAACGATTAGAAATAACCCGTGAGTTCTTAATTAAAGAATACTTGGAACTAATAGAATCGGCAAAGACAGACGAGAACTTTATAGACAGGGGGAATTGGAATAAGTCACTGGCTCAACTAGCAAAACTATTGGGATTAGACGCCCCAATCAAACAGGACATCACCATATCAGAACAACCATTATTCTTGGATGACGACACAGAGTAAGTTTGTTTATACTTCAGCTTTAAGAAAAATTAGACAGATGAAATCCCGTATTAAAGTAATACAGGGTGGAACATCAGCATCAAAGACATTCTCAATACTTGCAGTCCTAATTGATAAAGCAATCAAACAACCTGGTTTAGAAATATCTGTTGTATCAGAATCAATCCCGCATTTGCGTAGGGGAGCGAATAAGGACTTCTTGAAGATTATGAAGGAGACAGGTAGGTATATCGCTTCCAACTATAATAAAACCCTCTTACGTTACGAATTTTCAAATGGGTCTTATATTGAGTTCTTCTCTGCTGACGATGAGAGCAGATTACGAGGAGCAAGAAGAAACATATTGTATGTGAATGAGTGTAACGCTTTAAATTATGATGCATTCCTACAATTACAAATTAGAACAGATGGGGACATATACCTTGATTACAACCCAACCTCATCGTTTTGGGTTCATACAGAAGTTCTAACACAACCAAATACAGAACTATTAATTCTCACATATAAGGATAACCAAGCTCTATCTAATGAGATAGTAAAACAACTTGAAGCAAATAGAGAAAAAGCAAAGACATCCACCTATTGGGAGAATTGGTGTAGGGTATATCTTGATGGAGAGATAGGACAAATTGAAGGAACAATCTTTAGTGATTATGAAATCATAGATAAAGTCCCTGAAGATGCAAGTTTGTTAGGATATGGGTTGGACTTTGGATACTCACAAGATCCAGCAGCACTCATAGCCCTATACAAATACAACGAGGATATTATTGTCGATGAGCTTGTATATCAAACAGGACTATTGAACTCTGAACTTGCATCAATAATGAAACAGAACAACATTACTGAAGAAGTATTTGCTGACTCTGCTGAACCAAAATCAATTCAAGAGTTAAAGAGATTTGGTTTCAAGGTCAAACCTGTTGAGAAGGGTAAGGATAGTGTGAACTATGGTATTCAAATCCTACAACAAAAACATATGCTAGTAACAAGACGTTCTAAAAATCTACTCAATGAGTTTGAAAAATACATGTGGAAAAGATTAAGAGATGGAGGATATGATACAACCCCCATTGATGCATATAATCACGCCTGTGATGCTTTAAGATACGTGGCAATGATGAAGATTGGGGCAAGAAAAGAAGCGAGCAATAAACCAGTGATGAGGTTTTTATAATCTACAAAAACATTTGGTATAGCGATATATTTATTAAAAGAAACAAAATTATGATTGAAGTTAAGATTAATATGGATGGTAATGAAACCATTTATAGTTTCCCTGAAAATTGGGATGAAGTTACTGTAAGACAATTTGCTGAGTTATATAAGACAAGCAACCCAAATAATAATGACTTACTTGGGGCTGTGAACATTATATCATCTTTAGCTGGTATCCAACAAGATGTCTTATTACAGATGGACATAAAAGATTTCAAGGAATTATCAAACAAACTTACATTCATAACAGAAGAGATCCCAAAAACAGAAGTTGAGTATTTGGAATTAAATGGTGATAGATATTATCTATACACAGAATTTAATAAGTATACAACAGGAGAAGTTATTACAATTGAAACTCTAATGGAGGGAGCACAAAACGATATAAATAAAATCATTCCTGAAATATTGTGTTTGTTTTTAAGAAAGAAAGATGAGAATGGAAACTTTGAGAAATTCACAACAGATATGTTAAGAAGAAAAGAGTTATTCATGGACGTACCTGTATCCAATATTTATCACTTGTTTCTTTTTTTTTCAACTGGAAGCAATACATCTATAAACAATACGAAGGATTATACAAGCAACAACGACCAATCCAAGATCCTGAAGGAAGATTTACAAAGAAACTAAAAGAAAAAAAATTAGATGATAGGTATAAATGGTTAGATTTCGTTTATACCCTAATGGAAAAGATGAGAGAACCTGAAGAAAAAATATATGAAAAGAATTATATTTCTTGTTTGAACTGGCTAAGTTATTTCAAAAACAAGGAAGATATAAAAGACAAAAATAGTTTGTAATGCCAATAACAAGTATTATATCATTAAATCAAATAATTGACTGGTTCCAAAATTTCCAAGAAAATCACTATTTTTTAAAAGATTTTGGTTTTGGTGAGCCATATGATATTGGAACTTCAAGACAAATGACCTTCCCTTACATGTGGGTTACAATGAATGAGGATTCAAATATCGCAACAGGTTCTAATGTTAAATCAGCAATCCCCGATATATCTTTTTCCATTATGTTTATGGATAAGATTAACATTCAAGAGAATTACTTGGATACAAATGGTTTCCCATCTGATAACTCACAAGAGATATTAAGTGATACTCTACAATGTCTTCAGGATTTAATCACCGAGATACAACAGAATTGGGGTCAGTATGGGGTTTTAATTTCCCAAGACGTGTCATTTTATCCTGCTGTTGATGAAACAACTGACAAAGCGACAGGTGTTGTTGGTAGATTTGTTTTAAGAACAAGACAAGTCAACTGTGTAATTCCTGAAGATCCTACAACAATTGTTGTTCAACCTCAACAAGCAACATTTGCAACACTTCTTACTTGTGAGACATTACCTGATTGTCCTATCTTTCAAACATATGCTTATACAGGAGGGACATTCACAGGTTCAACACTTACATTAAAATCTTTAAATGGTAATACATTAACTGTAACAGGATTTACAGGTGGTGGTGGAAGTGGAACCTCAGGCACATCAGGAACGTCTGGCACAAGTGGAGCAAATGGTTCTAATGGAACATCGGGTACTAGCGGAGCAAATGGGACAAGTGGAACTTCAGGTAGTAATGGTACAAGTGGTACTAGCGGAGCAAATGGTTCTAATGGAACAAACGGAACATCGGGAACGAATGGTTCTAATGGAACGAGCGGAACATCTGGTACAAATGGTCTATCAAATTCATTTTTTAATTATGTAGCAAAAACTACAATAAATTCAGGAGATCCTGATACGACCCATATAATATGGAATAACGCAACTCAAAGTGGTTCAACTCAAATCAATATTAGTGATGTAGACGATCTTGGAAATAACGTTGATATATTCATTGCCAACTTACAATCAGGAACAACAATAACAATTCAAGATAAAACTACTCACTTGAATAACCAAGTTTGGTTAATTGGAACTCCTGTGGATAATTCAACATATTGGTCACTACCTGTAACGTTGGTAAGTTCAACATATTCTTTTAGTAATAACCAAGAAGTATTATTTATAATCACAACAACCCCATCAGGAACTAGCGGAACTTCAGGGACTAGTGGAGCTAATGGTACAAATGGAACTTCAGGGACTAGTGGTATCAATGGTAGTGGTTTTACTTGGCAAGGAACTTATGATATTACACAAGATTATGTTAAAAATGATGTGGTAGAATATACAGGTTCAACTTATATTTGTATTGTTGATGTTTACCCAGGTTTTGATCCAGCAAATAATCCACTATGGTGGAGTTTAATGGCTCAAGCAGGAACTAATGGTACAAGTGGAACCAATGGGACATCAGGAACTTCAGGTTTATCATTATCAGTTTCAGATGAAGGTGTTTTATTAACTTCAGGTGCAACATCAATGAATTTTGTTGGACCAGGTGTTACAGCAACAACTGTGGGTTCAGCAGTAACAGTTACAATATCAGGAGGTGGAGGTGGAACTTCAGGGACTTCTGGTACAAGTGGTTTATCAGGAGTGA